TACACGCTGAAAAATTTTTAAAGCCGACTTCGTGGTTATATCATTCTTCTGTTTAAACTAGATCTCAACCTGATGAAAAATTTTTTTAAAAAGGGCTTCGCCGTGCAGTTCCTTGTGCCATTTAAACTACGTCTGAATCACGCAACTTGCAAATCATCTCAAACTTCTGTGCAGTGTGTGAATCTTCAAAGTAGTAGCAATTGGTGTTTGAATCCCATGCATCTGTTACACACTGACTCCACCAGTGTTTGCCAAACTCTCCTACATTTTCTCTGAGGTAAGTATCTATCCACATTGGACCAGTCAATCCCTTGTAGTGTACAAATACTCTGTGTTCCATGTTGTTCCTATATGTGTCTTATTGGTATTGGTTTTTTGTTGTGACTCTTTTTGTAATCTACAGTTCCATCTGGTTGTACCGCTACACGTCTGTGTAATTTGCTGTTGGGTACTCCAAAGCCCAGTATCAATCTTGGTGTGTTGTATTGATCAACGCCTGCACTGTGTAGTATACTTTGAATCTCTACTGCTCTAAAGCATTTACAAAAGCCAGTGGCATAACCCAATTCACTGGCTGCTAGTGCGGCTGTAGCACTGCTGATGCCTATTGCCTGATCAAAGTCTGAATCATACTTTTGCACAAAAGGTCCATCAGTCCATATCAACACCACATTGGCCAACACTTGACTGTTCTTGTTGAAGTTTACATCATAGTCTGGTTCTTCTATTGCACTGTGATACAACTGTTCTATCGTAGTTCTGTCCTGCACAACCACCAATCCATATATATTTTTGTTTTGTTTTGTGGGAACTGCGGTGCATGCTTGTACAACATAGTCTACATGCTCCGCAGGTATCTCCACACTTGTATCCCAATTGCGCTGACATGGTTCTATGTTACGTGCTAGTTGCAGTATGTTTGTCATTGTTTTTCTCTATCCTTGAATGGGATAGGAGGTCTATCTACATATAATCTTCGAGGACACTGGAACTGTTTGAGTGTGCTTGCAAATTCCTTTGAAGTATCACTGCACTTGTAGAAACATTGTTTGTCTTCGCCTTCTATACGTTGTAGTATGAGATTACAACTCAAATATCCAGCTATTGCTAATTCTAATACCATATGCGTATTTATTTCTTCCAGAACGGATCTGTCCAACTTGGTTTCAACTGTTTTGGTCTTGAGATTTTCATTGTGTATGCACTGTGTTCAATCAAACGACTGTACAGTGGGTTTGGTTCACCTGTCCAAGGTGCTCCTATACACAGTGTGATTTTTTCTTCAGTTCCTGGATCCAATGCATGTGGATGTGATCCATCCAACACATATGTATGATAATCCTGTGGTACATACTGTTTCTCTCCTTGTGCATCAATGAAATACAGTTTGTCTATGTCTCCATTGAGTACAATGCGGAACTTGTGTTGTAGTGTTCCTATTTCTTCTTGTGTACTGTCTAGATGCACATTCAACCCAAAGCCCACAGGTGTACGTAGAATAGTAATCCTACCCTCAGGTATCATCCAAGGAAACACACGTTCCTTGATCAGGGCATTTGTATAAGCCATGTAAGTTGCTGCCTCAGTCCACATAAACTCACCATCACGGGTATTCTTTCCCTTTGCTTGACCACCCATCTGACCATCCGCATTGTACAGTGGGAGCATGCTGCATCCACGAAATTCATTGTAGTGCCATGCTTGATCTGGTGCGCTGAGAACTTCGTCCAACATCAATTCACGTTCTTGATCTGTAAACCCCAAATCAATTGCTGCAAAAGTTATGCGCATTTTACGTTGATTTATTTTATCTTTGATCCATGCAAAAGGATTCCACCATTTGTTATTGTTCATTTTCAAATTCCTCCTCTTCAAAGTCTACATCGTAGTTTGCTTTATCATCTCCACAACGACCGCAATTCATTTGACAAAGGTAATTGGGTTCCTTTCCAAAACTGCGTTTGAGATCTGTCCACCATTGATGTTGCAGGATATCTTCTGTGTTGTGTTGATGAATTGAATTCCAATCCTCATGTTTGCTGTACATGATTTGCTTGAATACTTGTTTGGTTCCTGCAAAGATACTGCCACTGTAGTACATACAACAAGGCAATATACGACCTTCGATGTCAATGAATATACCTTGTTCAGTTAGACATTTGGTATCTATGTTGTCCCATTCAATGGGTTCTAGGTAACCAGCATCCCAATCTCCTGGAGCAAACTTGAACTTGTTAATTTTGTTTTGTGCTGCACTCATAATCTCATTTGTGAATCTATCATCACAAACATTGGTACTAACTTGGAACCTATGACAACCCATATCCTTGGCTCTAGCACGTGCTTCTTCTACTTGATGTTTGTTCCAATCAAACTGTATAAACTTCCATATTCCCTTGCCGCCACCTTCTAAAAAACTAGCAAGGTGATTGACTGCTTTGTGATAATCAACTCCAATACGATATATTCCATGTGTATCTTCCAATCCATCAAGACTAAAACTAACATTGTGTGATGTTCCATCCAACACTGTGCCTAGTTGTTTCCAAAACTTGGGATTCCTACACCCGCCATTGGTGTGTATGTTGATAAACGCATCTGGAAACTTATCACGTAGATACTGTACAATATCAATAAAGTCTGGATGCAAACTTGGCTCACCTGCTGTGCCTATGAGGTTTATGTTTAGATCATCTGCCCATCTATCTGTGGTATCAAACACTTTGCGTATAGTTTCAAAACTCAACTGTCTGTTTATCTTTAGATGTGGGTTTAACCACAACTCGCCGTTATGATTTTGATAACGACTGCATATTGGACAGAAGCTATTGCATATTGTGTTGAGTTCGAACTCGATATCTTTAATTACGCTGTGCATATATGTATTTTAACATTTCGATTGTATTGTGTCTAATTATATTTATTTTCGATAAATAGTACTGTTATAACAAAAACAAAGACACTAAGTCTTTCCAATTGGAGATATGAAATGATTCAAGAAATAACTTTTGAAGGTTTAAGCACAGAACACCAAGACGTTGAAGAAGCTTTAGACCAAATTTGGACTTGCATCAGAGCAAGTGCCGCAGCAGCAGATGCAGAAACAAAACTAATTGCATTCAGAACTGCTATTGATAATGGCGACGTCACTGTTGAACAAGACTTTGACGCAGAAGCTGGTACCTTAGCAGTTACTCGTACATGGGATGACGATGCATGGACTGCATACGAAGCTATGGAAGGTGGAGATGCAGATGTAATCACAGCTGCATTAACAGCAGAAGGTATCACAGCAACAGGTCTGTAATTCCTAACAAAATTAAAACATGTAACAATTAATTTTGTTACATGTTTTTTATTGACTATCTATAATTAATTGTTTTTTGTAATAGTATTCGTCACGCCACGTGTAGTTGTAAACTGTTTCAGCAATTGTATTGTTGTCTTGGTCCAACAATGCAGTACTCAACAAATCATCACATTCCCATAGTTCTCTACCTATTTGTACATCTGTTTTGCTACCCCAATTGGATCTATCTAACTGTGCAAATATTTGCCAACCCAATCCCAAAGTTTTATCTGTAACATCAATTCCTTTTTCAGTTAGCCATTGCTCATAGCCATCCCACCATTGTTGTCCATTTGTTTTGGGGTTTGCTATTCCAAAATGAATTCCAAACTCACCACTTAGATATCTATAACCAGTTATGTTTGTATCATTTATATCTGCATCATTGTCGTGGTATGCTTCTCTATGAGTCTTACCAGTTTGTGCATAGTGCATACGTATATCACCAAACTCCATATCTTTCATTTGAAACAATTCATAATCCTCTGGAATCATATCATGACGTACAATGTGTTTCATTTCCACACACCATACAATACTAGAACTACAACTACCACTCTTGTATGCTCGTTGTCCGTGTAGTTGTCCTTCCATCTCATGACACAACCAATTTAGATTATTAATACTCCATTTGTGTATTCTGTCAAACTGATTGTACAATGGAGACCTATTCCATACTTGTCCAATAAGAACTTCAAAGTGATGATGTATTTGATTTAGTTTTTGTTGATCAGTTGATGCAACATCGAAGTGCATATCAATATGATGATCTATGTTGTGTGCTTTTGCATATCTATTGACTGCATCAATATGAAAGTTTATTTCGTCAACCATCAGTGGAAGGTTGCGTTGTGTTGTATCAGTGGGATCATAAACCCATCCATGAAGCATAAACTTTTTATCTATGTTTGCATTCTTTTCTAAATAATCAGTGTGCAAGTATCCTGCCCATTTTTGTGCTACTGCATGATCTTTAATGTTAAAAAACAGATCCTTTTGTACACTAGGGTCAGCTGAATTGCGCAATGTAATTTTTAATTTATTGTATACTGTCATTGTAATATTTACCTATGTTTTGTACTGTTCCATATTTTAATCAACTGTTCTCTATTCCAATTATCTAATACATAGTTGTTGGATAAGTTTGTTCTATTGCTAACTAAAAACTTATCAAGTACTGATTGCCAAAATACATCATCTGAACTTCCGTCAACTGAAAAACGAACTATGTCATCAAAGTCTATAACTCTCCATTTCAAGTCCCATGTAACATATACATTACCAAGATGATAGTCTGTAAAGTTGTGCTTACCAAATACTTGTTTACGTTTCCATACATTACGCTTGAACCATAAAACATATTCCTCTATGTTTTGGAATTGTTCAACAAGTTGTTTGCTGTGTAATTGATAATCGCAATACACTTTCTTAGTAGTGAATTCTAAATAGTAGTTGTGTTTGTATTCGTAGTCTAATATAATATTATCATCCATTGTATTAATCTTATTAACTATATCTTCAATGCCTGCATCTATAGATCCATAAATGCTTTCATAGTATTGTGCATTGCTAGGAAGAATAACATTGTTGTTGATTATAATTTTTTTATAAGAATGTTTTAACTCTACTATAGTTTTAGTATCTGCATGCTTGTATAATTCAGATCTCATTGCATTAATAAATGATTGAGTGTATGGGCGTACTGTTGTTTTATAATACTTGTCTCGTTGATACATGTACTGTTTTATTCCAGTATGAGGAAAAGTTTTTTCTGCTAGTACTCTTGTAACACCAATGTGAGGCCATTCACGTTCTAGTTGTACACATGTTATATCACTGTAATCAAATATATCGTCTGGTATATCTCCGTGAGCAACTGTAGCATACCCTAAAGCGTTGTGTGGATTTGATTGATCTACATTGTTATCTTCGAGCCAAGTTTTAAATCCATCCCAATCAACATTTATATCATGGAACATTAAATCAAACTCTCCACTGATATACTTGATTGGTTCAATCTCATCCATTGGAACATTCTCATCACTGTGCAAGTATGCTTCAATAAACTGACGTCCAGTCTGTGGATAATGTAAACGTACATCACCTTTTTTATAATTTTTCATTTCAAATTCAGATAACTGTTGTTCTGTGATAGGATGTTTATTGTTTGGATACAAGCATACTATCATAGTACCAGTATTTGATTGTCCATACTCTTCCAAGTACAAGTGTCCTTCAAGTTCATGACACATGTGATTGAATTGATTTACTGACCAACGAAATGCATCATTGGCATTATTCCAAATGTCTGTTGTTTCTTTATGATGTCCTTGTATAAGTTCAAAGTGTCTATGTATATCATTCAACTGTGATTGGTTTACAGTGATTGCACTAAACTTCATATCAACCTTATAGTCAATGTTGTTGTCATTAAAATATTCATTCACTCTGTCAATATGATAGTTTAGTTCGTTGCATAGCCAAGATTTACTACGAGGATTGCTTGCACCCCATGCATGCAAGAAAAACTCTTTTGCCATAACAACATCGTCATTTGTTAAGTAGTCTTCATGCAAAGCACGTGCCCATGCTTGAGCTAGTGCAGTATTTTTTATAGAATACTTTAAAGTCTTGGAAGTTCCATCTTCCTTTGCAACTACTATGTTTAAATTACTATACATCAAAAAAGTTTTCTATATATGGAGTGAGATAGTTTTTAGAAAAGTCTTCGTGTACTCGCCAGTTAGGATGTGTTAACACACAACGATAATATCCACCTTCATCATATACATTACACATGCTGTGTGCAAACGTGTACGGCATAACTTTATCATTGAAATGTGTTTGTAATGTGTGAGTCAAGTCAGGTATTAGGTTAGTCTTTTCGTCATCTGCATCTCTAACTATCTGTTTGTTTACAGTATTCAACGGTATACAAATTTCTGCTATATCAGGATCCTTGTTGTCAAATATTTCATGTTCTGCACATTCTGGAACTTCTCTATAAAAGCTAATAGGATCTATTATAATTAAATTTTTTATTAAACTTTTCAACAATGTAATAATACTTAATGCTTGTAAATATCTTGCAGGAACATCATCAGATGCACGTAATATTTCTAACGCTTTCTCTGGATCGTAATCAGTAAGATGTTTAACAAATTTATGTGTACTGCTACATTGATGTTTGGGATGATCGGTATGTGTATCCCATAGGTCATTGAGTCTTGTGCTACGGAAAGGATAAGTTAATCCAACAATTACAAGTGTGTTGTCTGTTATCTCATTCATTCTAGCAAGTACTTCACTTGCAATAGCAGTGTTTGAATATCCGCCTACTGCATAATTAGAATAGTTTTTTATTTTTAGTTGCTGTGCAGATTGGTATGTACATGTAAGTTGTTCGCAATTCTTTTGCCAGTCCTTGTCACTTCTCTCAATATCATAATAGATTAAATGATCTTTAGATGATCGTTGACGTATAGGTATAGAGCCATCGCTTGATAAACTTCTGTCAAAGTTTTTCTTTGCCCACACATCTATATCTTCTATATTCTTTTGTGGTAATTCAGTACCCTTCATATACGAGCAACCAAATACCATCATACTATCAATCATGTCCACATTCCTTTAAACATATCTGTGGTGTAAACTTTTTCCATAATGTGTTTGAAAAATAACCACAAACATCATCAATTGAATTAGTGTTTAGTGATAATCTTTCTTTATCTAACATATCTTTTATTTCCTGACGTGATGGATCTACAACATATCGATTAACTAGATCTCCCATGTAACAACATGGATAAACTGTACCATCAACATGTATCATAAGTTCAGTGCCCCAACTTTGTAGACTCTTGCAAGTAAATTTTCTTTGTGGTTGTATTGTTCCACTGTGTATGGGATCAGAGATGTTTGTAGTAATATTTACCTCATCAATTGCGTTGCTTCTTGTTGATAGTTTATATTCTAGATTGCCTTGCTTGTCATATACTCCTCTAGTATGATGTTTACCATTCCAATAGAAACCCATTGGATCTTTCCAGCGTATTTTATGTAATCCCCACTCTTTGCATTGTAATTCTGCTTCAGCTTTTTGATGTTTGTTGTGTTGGAATACTAGATAATCCCATTCACCATATGCTCCGGTTTGGGTATAAGCTCTAATGTTTTCATCTATTCTCTTCCACAATACCTCACGTCTATAGATGTGATTGGTATCTTCTAATCCATCTACTGAAAAGAATACAGTATGACGAGGCTTGTCTCGTAAACTAATACCTATTTCTTTCCATTGCTTTACACTACCTAGACCGCCATTTGTATTAATTACTATGTATGCATCATCATGTAAGTTTCTAACTGTGTACTTTATTATTTCTACAATATCTGGATTTGCAATTGGGTCACCATAGTTTCCACAAAACATTACTCTACGCACATTGTCACGCAAAGTATGTGGGGGTACCCAACGCATGTAATCATCAATGCTTACATTTGTTTGTTCGAGCAATGGATTCAATACACGACTATTATTAATATATCTTGGACAGCCAGGACAATACGCATTGCACCTAGTGCTTAGTTCAAAATGTAATAATAAGTTTTCACTATTCCACATTACGTACACTTTCATAAACTGATTGCATTTTATTTTTATGCTTAGAACACATAGTACTACACATAGCTATGCGTTGCTGATTGTCTGTGCGTAAGCCCCAAGTTGATTCTACTGTTTTAAAATAATATGAATCAACTATATCTTTCAATTTATTTACTTTACAAGATATTTGTTCTTGTTTAAATCTAGATAGTAGCCATTCTCTATTTTGTATATAAAGTTCTCCAGCAGTATGTTGACTAGCGTGTCCTACATGACAACAAGGGTAAACTGTTCCTGCACTATCTACATATATTTCTTTGTTGTGTATAGTTTCACAATGTATATCTTTAGTATGTTTAAAAACAAACTCATTACGTTGGTATCGTTGCATTTGGTTATTGTTGTGTTGTTTATACTTTTCTAGCGTATAGGGTTCTGTTTGTTCTGGCAACTGTTGTGGGCTGTTAGCGTTTGCTATATTACTGTAGTCTTGACTTGGTCCTACTATATCGTAATCAAGTTTACCACGTTTATCTAATACTTGCATATTTGAAAACTGTTCAAATCCTAATGCACGTTTATATATAAATTGTTTGAATCCATATTGTTCACTAAGCTCTTTACATTGTTCAACTTGGTGTTCGTTGTGTTTGAATACTAGCATTTCCCATACAGCATGACCTCCTGCACTAATATAACTTTGTGCGTTAGCCCATGCACGATCCCAATTTACACCTTTACGATATAAATGGTTAGTATCTTCTAATCCATCAAAACTCCATATAACTTTTGAATTGTGTTGCAGTACAGTGCCTACATCAAACCAAAACTGTTCATTACGCATACCGCCATTGGTATGTAAACAAATTTCTACAGATGATTCATTGCGTATGTATTGTAATATAGAAATAAGTTCTCTACATGTACCTGGGTCACCGTAGTTGCCGCAAAACAATATACGATCTAATTGTCTAAGGAAATCTCCAGAAAAACTTTCTTCAAACTGTTTTAGTGTCCATTCAGTCTTTTGTAGTTCAGGTATTGCGTAACCGCCCCAAACATTTCGTGGACAACCTGGACAACTTGCATTACAACGTGCAGTAAGTTCGATGTGTATTCTTTGTATGTCATTATATCTTAACATGTGGAAAGTATTCTGTTATACGTGGATCACGTTTTATAAGTTGCTGTACTCCTGTACGGAAAATTGTATCTGGTGCTCGTCCTGAACGTTTATGAATGTTACGAATATGTTCTTCAACTTCTTTGTCTACTTTGTATTCTTGCAGTGTTTTGTATATAGTATCCCATGGCACAGTATCTGGATCTATATAGTCTACAGACAACGCACCGCTTGTTACAGCGTTGTTTGTAAACTTCCAAGTACTACGTTCTGTGCCATATGGCATACGCATTACATCAAAGCACCAATTAACAAAGTCTGCAAAGTAAGGCATAGACAAATAGTTGTGCGTATTGCAAAAGTATATTCTATCTACTACGTCTTGTACTATATCTAAATTTTTAAGAAACTGTTCCCAACGCAAACCTGTGCGTACTATTTCTGCACGAGTACCTGTGTTTTCTAAACTTACACCCAATCGCCATTCAATGTTATTGTGTGTACGTTCTACAGTGTTAAGAAAGCGTTTCATTAGTTTATCGCCAGTGTTTAGGTTAGTACTAAATGATACTACTGGTCTTTCGCACTCTTTTAGATGTGGAAGTATTCTATCTAGTATACGATATGTTTGTGGCATCAATGTTGGTTCGCCGCCTAACATTGCTATCTCAACATGTGGATCATATTCCTCATCACGTGCATAGTGTGTTACTTCATTTCTATCTCTAATCTGATTTAAACGTAGTATTAGATTATCAATTACTTTATCTGTCCATGCACTATCGTTGGGTACTATTTTTATGCCTTTTTCTTTTTTCCATGCAGTAGAGTTCCAACTACCACAGTAGGTACATGCTATATCACACTGATCACCTAAGTCTATTTCTATAAAGTCTGTACGATCTTCATGGAGTAAATTTGGGTTATTTTTTTGAAAGTCTGATTGCCATAAGTTCCAGGCATTGCGAAACATTCCATCGTAGCAAGCTGAGCAGTCTTCTGGCAGGTTTCCAGATAGCATAGTTAATTTGTTTTGCTTGTTGCGCTTATAACCTTCAAACATATCTCCGCCTAGTGCAAAGTCTTGATGATTTAGTTCGTGCGGAGTTTGTTTACAGCAATGCTTTATTTGACGAGCTTTGAGGTTTATATTTGTATCTGTCCAAAGTTTTGAGCATATCATTCTAAGTCAGTCCTATAGTAATGATCTTTAAGTTCAGGGAACGTTTTTAAAAAGTCTTCGCCTCTAATTTCGTCTAGCCTTTTTGTTAAACGTAAAAAGTCTCTGTGAATACCTTTTTTACGATGCCTTGGAGGCTCTGTCCACAAATAACTGTTCACTGATTTATAAAACCATTCTATACGATCTGCTACATCACCTGTAAGGGTGCTGTGATGATTCCATAGTTTTTCGTCCACACGTTTTTTTAAATCGTCTGGCATAGTATTCATATGATACCAATCAGGACCTGTAAGCACATTGCCCAAGTGCAATCTTTCATGATGTAATCCTTTTGCTAACATCCAATCAATGTATTCTGGTAAATTGTATACTGTAAGTAATTGGATAGTAGGACTCATGTTTAGCTGTACTACATCTTGATATTGTAAAAGTTCATCAATGTTTCTTTCTATAGCATCAAATCTTGTACCTTTACGTACATACTCTGCTCTATGATGCAAGTCATCAATTGAAGCCATCACTTGTACAAATGAAAATTTTGACCATAGTTCTGTAGTATTCCATTTTTTATATCGTAATTTAAGTAAGTTAGTGTTGTATCTTAGTTTAACATCTGAACGGCCATGTTCAATTAGTTTCTCAAGTATATAGTAATGTTCGTCCATGATAAGCGGTTCGCCTCCCGCAAAGTATACTTCCTCTACATAAGGTATTTGTTCATCTATCAGTTTCTTTAAATCTTCTTGCGAATGATCTTTTACATTTACTATTGCTTGTTTTTCAGCAGTCTTACTATATAACTTTTTCTCATCTTCATGCCACATGCTTGACAAGTGTCCACCGCACATACGACATTTCATATTACATAGATTTGAGAATCGCATATCCCAATAATGCAATTGCATTTCGTCTACACTACCATCCTTGTTTGTAAGTTCTGCTTTATCATGTAGATGATGATCAAATGTCCAATTGGCATTCTTACGAAAGCTTCTTATATTATTATCTTCTTGTTCAAAACATTTTGTACAAGATTGATGCTTTTTACCTGCTAATAAATCTAAGCGTAACTGTTTCATATAGTCACCGTTCCATATTTCTTTCATGGTAGTGTCTTTTAAGTTACCCATTATATTTTTGTTAGAAGTAATACAACATTGGTATACGTTACCATTTGGCCAATGGTGTAAGTGTAGCCAAGGAATAATACAAAAAGTATCACTAGGCGGTGTTTTATAGTTTACCTTATCTCGATGGATGTAAGGCTTTTTTTCGTTAGTTTCATTAGACATTTTGTAAAGATTTCCACCAGTTTGTAAAATCATCATCGTTGATTATCTCTACTATATTTAACTTTCTTCGCGTCGTATACTGCTCAAAGAAGTTAACAAAGTCCTGTTGTTTGGTTTCGAGTTGGTCACTGTCCTCATATGCTCTATCTACTTTTGTTAGATAAGCAACAAGTCTACTCAACTGATTAATTTCATCATGCTTGATATTATCAGCATTTTGATCAATCCACTTTTGAATGTCGTTTGCTTTTTTATCTTTTATATCTTGAGGCAATAAATTTACACTTTGAAAACTAGGAAATCTTAATATGTTAACACTTAAATTAAAACAATTTTTATTGTTAAATTCTTTTTTCAAAGATACAATATCGTCAAGAAACTCAGTTATACTAAACAAACACAAACTACTAATAGTCATCATTACACTTATTTGTGTGTATCTTGCCTCTGTTGCAAATCTTCTAACGTTAGCTAACCATTGATCATAATATAATCCACTTCTAATTAATTCAGCAGACTTTCCATGTGCTTCACAACTGGTATACACATCAAAGTTCTCAAATTTCTTACTGCACTCAATAAACTTTGTTAGTCTCTTTTCGTCCATAATAAGGTTACTGTTTACTGCAAACTTAAACTTTACATCTTTACACTTATCAACTAATTCCCAGAACTGTGGACTTCTAGTTGGTTCACCACCTGTAACTCTTAACTCTTGTAAATTATCTTTTAGTCCTTCGTCAAACCATTTGAAGAATCTTTGTATGTAATAATTTTCCTGTGGTCTTTTTGGATTAAAACTGTAAGCATGACTACCATCATTCTGATATGTCATTGCTCCATTAGTTTGCATTTTTTCATAAGGACCATTAGTTTTTATATCGTTGCCCCAAGTACTACTGAACTCAGCATTACAATAGGTACAACTTAGATTACAAAGATTATCAAAACTAATCTCAAGTGTTTTTGGATCAATACTTTTATCCCAAGGTAATTTTTTAATATCTTCTATTTCTTGATCTGTGTATATATGACTCTTATAAGTTCTATCACTATGAACTTCTTTGTCTGCATCTTCCACACGCCAACAGTAATTACACTCATCAGGACGTTCGCCTTCTAGCATTTTCTTACGCTGTTCTTTCTTAAAAGATGTGTTGTGTAATGCACTAGGGTCATGGAATATCTCTACACTTGGAATGTAATGTGCTTGTGGATGATGACAACTTGCCGTACGGCCGTTGCTTAGCCATACAGTACTGTTGTACCATTTTGCCGCACAGAAACTTGAACTAATGCTATTGTTTCTATCTCTTATCTTATCTAAATACTTCTTATCCATTGTATTCTTTACATAAATTATAATAGCCCACTAGTTCTGGAAATACTTCCTCAAAACTAACATTTCTTCTTTTGTCATACTCTTGTATAAACTTGCCAAAGTCTTTTCTATTCTTATCAATATCACCAATAGTACCTTTGAACATAAACTTACAAAGACGTTTGATTTGATCTATCTCATCGTCCCACAGAAATCCACAATCTTTCATATGATAATTTTCTAATGCATATTCGTTTACAACTGTTTCCAAGTCTTCTAACATATTACGCTTTGCATCTTCATTTAAGTTACAAACAGCAAGCATGTTTGGATAGCGTAGATAGTTTGTCATCATAGGTAAACAGTTACCTTCTACTAAATGATTGGTAATATATTTTTTCCTTAGTGCAACAACATCTTCAATAAATTTGTGATATGTTGTGCTACTTAATATATTTACTGTTGTCATGAAAGCAAACGTTAAGTTCATTTTACCATATGTTGCATCTAAAACTTTTTGTACATTCTTATACCATAAATCGTAATCTGATCCAAATCTAGCATAGTCGTTTTGTTTACCAACTGCTTCTCCGCTTGTAAAGATTTGTATTTCTCTAAGTTGAGGTCCTACTTCAAGCATAAACTCAATAAGTCTATCAATGAATACATCTTGCACACCTAAGTTTGTATTGATGCTTAATGTAAGTTCTTCGCTAGGATCTTTTTTAATTTGCTCTAATACTTTCCAACAGTCCTTACTCAACAATGGCTCACCGCCTGTTAATCTAAGTGTATGTAAACTTGGATACAAGTCGGGCCACCATTTCCAAAATGCATCAACATATGGATTGTGTTCTCTATGAGGTATTAATGTTTTACCTTGATTGTCTAAGTTTTTAAAATCATTGTAATTGTTACTTGTTGGATAACCACCGTGTTGTTTTATTTCGTCATACCATTTGCTACTTAAATCTGGGCTACAGTATGCACATTTTAAATTACAAACATTACTAAAACTTATTTCTAAGTAACTTGGATTAATGTCTTGTGTCTGTGCTTCTAGTACACTAAACATTCTGGGCTTACTCCAACTTACATTGGACTTGTAAATTCTATCACTAAAATGTCCACCACCTGCGTCTTCAACTCTCCAACAATAATCACAACCAGACGGACGCTTGCCTTCAAGCATCTGCTTCATTTCTTTTTTCTTGTGTTGTGTATTGTGTAAAGCCGCTGGGTTCTTTTCTATTTCGTGAATAGGTATTTTATGAACAGGTGGATGGTGACAACTATGGTTCATACCTGTTTGCAAATACAAAGTATGTTGTAACCATTTTGCCAGACAAAAACTAGGGCTCACAGCATCTAGGTCATTCTTAACCCTGTTTAATTTATCTAATATATCTGACATGCTATTCTAAAGTATATTCAACCTGGTCTTCTCTAACTTGCGCTCCAAGTCTACTTGGATTGATATATACCTCTTTATAAAATTTAGAACCTTCTACCCCAAGGTCTGCAATTTCTAAATTTAAATCTCTACGCAATTGAATACCTAGTTCATCACTAGCATCCTGTACTGCTTTATAATTCCAGCGTGTGCCTGTACGTCTACACATTTGATCATCATTTGTTTGAAACTGCGGTAACACTTCTGTATCAAAATAATTTGTAAGCCAACGGAAGTCTCTTACATTTTTCCAATCCCATTCGTGTCTTTTTAAGTTTGTCATATATGCACCAAGTCTAGATCCATAAACAGCCCATACTCCATTTTCAACATCGTCACCAACGCTCATCCATGTAAGCAAACGCTTGTAATTTTTATCATGTACACGTGCTTTAAGATGATGTGGATTAATAACATCACCGTCAACTAATCCCATCTTAACACCTTCACGGAAACCAGCACGCCACGCTTGTAGTGGCGATCCATTATTCATTACTTGGCAGTAGATATTATTCATTTGTACATAATGAATGTTCCAACAAAAATCTACCTGAGCACGTTTATCACCAGGTGGCGCATTTTCATGTGTTTGCATTCCATATACAACATCTTTTGGCCAACACTTAATACCACCGTTACCATATACAAGACCGTTGATTTCATTCTTACCTGCCCAGCTAATAACATCTGTGCTTCTAATTTTATTCATATCAACTTCAACACCAAAGAACTGTGGATCAACAATATTGTCTGCATCAATAGTTATAAATCTATCTGTTTCTGCTAAATCAGCTGCCGCTTTGTGTGCCGCATCAGATCCAAATACTCCATGACTGCGTTTAGCCCATGGACATTTTTCTAATAGGTCGTTGTAGTTTTCATCTGCATTTGGCTCGTCAAAGCTAATAAAAACTATATCAAATTCATTGATACTTGCAATGTTACTCATGTTAGTTCTCCGTTGTACGATATCGTAATCTTGTTGTTCTTGTATAGAAACAATGGTGTTTCTGGAATATTAAATGGTAGCTCTACATCTATTGATGTTTCTGATAATAAATCGCCCACTGGAACATCTATACCACCTATAAGGTTATCGTATACTGTATCACAAACTACAATTTTAAATATGTTTCTTGCATCAAACGTATTAAAGTCTGCACCTTGTAAATTTTGTTCAAAGTTTAATGTATTATCATTAACTACACGTATATTTATTTGACCTTTGCCATAGTATAAATTTGAATTAATAATTTTATTTAAACCAGATTCGTTTGGTGTTGCAACATAATCTTCGTAGTAACTTAATCCATATTCATTGAATAGAGGTATAGTAAACAAACTGATATGATCTATGTCGGCTGAACGTAAAATAACAGGTGGTAAGTCAATAATCATTTTTTTATGTTTAAATAAAAACAATGCGTCAATTGGTATTATTGTAATTAAACTATCAGGATCATCCTTCTTACAAACAAAAATGTTCATAAGATTCCATTCGTTATGGACAATTCTATTAAGTTTGCTTATGTTATGAGTAGCCGCTATTTTAGTTCTGTTAACAGAAACAACAGCTTTCATATCTTTTTTGTATATAGAAAAGTGAATTTCGTCTTTATTAGGGGTATTGGTAGTTGGTATCTCTTTAAGTTCACGCCTTAATGGTTGCAACTCAATATGATTTTTCTTTCTTGTGAGATCCCAACTATTGCTTAGTACACTCCATCTTACTGCGTATTCTTTTGGATTAACATCGCCGCGTGATATTTTTCGAGCTTCAGAGTTGCCAATAATATTAACTAACTTGTATTCGTCAGATATCTCTCTAGGCTTTCTTTTTGAAATGCCTACAATTTTACCAGTGTCTTCAATGAATGATAACCAGTAACTAGTTAAGTGTTTCTTCTCTGCTGTGTCGGAAGTCATTGGCTATCTTTTCTTGATAAAATTCATCTTCGTGATAATAAAGTGTATTATTGATTGAGTAGTTCTGTAGCTTTAGTTTTTTTCCGCTTGTACTCCAAATACTAAACATGCTTGTCCATTTTTCAACATCTTTTAACATACCATTAACTAGTACAGATCTCATATCAATATATGATAATATGTTGGGATCAAAAGGAAATACATCAACATCAATTCTATTAGCAACAATAGTATGCATCATGTCCGGTTGATATGATAAGTCTACATGTTGTTTTGCAAACATAGTATTTTGTGTATCTCTCCAGTTTTTAGAAATAGGATCTAGCAACTTAAAATATCTTAAACTAGATTCACTTTTATCAAAGTAGAACATATTACTGTAAACTTTTTTAAGTTTGTAATCATTTGCAAATACTGAAAACTTATGATCATACAATGGCATCATACGATAATCTTTACACTGTACAGGAAAACATATATTATGATGATCCAACAAGTAATCCCATAAAGAATCTTGATTCTCCATTACAACTGTTCTGCAATCTATTGTAATTGTATAGTCATAAGGACTAGCCCAATATAATTGGTAATCGTTTTGTCTCGTTTCCGGCATAGGCGAAAACTTATAATCAATTACATTATCGTAACCTTTGTAACTCTCACTAAGTTTTGTTACTAAACTTACACTTGCATCTTTATTTCTTGTCTTAATACTATCGCATAGAAGTCTTGCTTGTAGTATTTCTTTTTCAGTATTTGCTTGTATGAGATATCCTTTATTCATTAAACATCTCCACTAACTGGTGATATGATCTACCCAATGCTCTTTTGTTCATTACGTGTAAATCTAAATTGTTTGTTTGTACTAGAATGTTTTTCCAGTTCTTCTTATGATCGCAAGCAAGCATTATCCATTTAGTTTTATCTTGTATTTCTACAATATCATCTTTTTGATTTACGTTAACCATTTGTGTTGGTATTTTACCTATGACATCACTGTCTTGCATTCCATTTAATATATGGCTTGCAATACTTACACAATAATCTGTACGAAATAACTTTGGTGGAAAGTTGTATAGATACTGATAGAATTGATAGTTTTCTGCTACATGAGCCCATGTATCAAAAAAGATCTTACTTAATTCGCTTTGATCAAAATAAATTACAGTACTCCACCACATCTTAATTCCAGACTCGTATAAGAACCTTTCACCAGATAATGGTTGCTGATTTCTAATATCTAATGCTGTGTCGAACATAGCAACACCTGATTGCCTAAAGCACCCAAGTAAGAAATCACTCTTTACAATGTAATCAATATCTAATAGTATAGTTTGCTCAAACGGAGTGTATTCAAATACTTTGTGCTTGTTACTATTATTAAACTGTGCAACAAACTCCGTCCAAGGACTGTCGTTGTGTATACGTTTATTCTTTTTCATTTCATCATTAGTAAGAACAATATAATCAAAACATCTTTCTGCAAGTTCAGGTTTTGATTGTTGAAGCCATGCTTCACTGCCTTCGTCTGTAATTAAGCATACAGGAAGTTTTAAATGTTCTTTTACATATAATGCGGCTAGTGTTGCAAGTTCTACATAATCAATTTGTTCATTGTTGTATGCAAAAAAGCAAACACCTTGCTTTGCTTGTTTTTCAGACATTACCAGTCCATTGCTGTTTTGATGTTTCTAGATTTCTTAATCTTTGCATATTCAGCCTCATACTCTGTTGTAGCACTGAAGTATGCACTTGTTAATTTTTCTAGTAATTCCTCAAAGTTCTTAACATTAATTGGATTTTCTTTTGCATCAACAAGTACACCGTTTTTGTGTCCCATGTCTAAAAGTGTTTTTACAAATGTGATAGTACTACTATCTGCAATAAAAACACCACCAATATGATGCACAAGTTGTAATTGTGCAAATCTATTTTTAATATTATTTTTCTGATTGTTAATTGTAGCTGTATAGTTGCTAAACTCTAATGCTTTCTGAAGCCGTTCGTCCATAGATTACTCCTATAAGAATAGTATGATTGTATGATATTTATGGGAGTATGTCAACAAGAAATTTAAGAAAATGGTGTCCACCCTGTAACTGTCTTAACTATAGGTGGGTTTATTTCTTTAAATAGGTAGGTAGTACTACCCGGTGTACCTGTAACTAGTGTTCTAGAAAAGCTACTATCGCTTGGATCTGGACTATCAATTGCAACCTTATAACCGTTGTGCAGTATCATTTCAGCATTAATCATGTATAAATCAGCTTGATCTTCAATTATTGTTGTTTTTACATAAATCTCAAATTTTCCTGTAGTTGCATTGTCTTGAGCTCTAGCCTCAATTCTCAGCCTTCTTGACGTATAGGCACTATATCCACCGTAACCGCCGTAACCACCATATCCGCCATAGCCTCCATAACCTCCGTAGCCACCGTATCCTCCGTAGCCGCCATATCCTGAAGATAAGATTGATGAACTAGCATATCCACCATAGCCTCCATATCCACCATAGCCTCCATATCCGCCATAGCCTCCATATCCACCATAGCCGCCATATCCGCCATATGCTGATGGGTTTTGATTACCTGATGCTTCAAATAATATATTGTATCTTCCGTCTGGAAATAAATTGTAGAAGCCTCTGGTTAATCCAATATTTGCTCCTTGGTTAGTACCATTGCTTGTTGTACTGATAGCACCTATGCGTACTACCCCAATTGAATTAAACACATAGGTCCATATTCCGTCATAAGCAGTCGTGCCTCCTGATGTAAGATCAGTTTCTAAAGATGTTAGTAACTGTCCTCCAGAATTAAAAAAATGTCTTGCATGGTTGTAATTATCAAATTCGTACATCTGTTCAGCAAACAAGTTATCTGGAAAAGGTGCATTACCTCTTACAGTCTTTGCACCATTGCCACTTACAATACTGTCTGCATCATCTAAGCATGTGAATTTGTTTGCATCAACAACAGTAACAATCTTGTTTCTTACTTCTTCTACTTCTGCATGTGTAACCAAGTTAAGAACATTATTTGGCAATGGTCTTGTTTCTAATCCATTGTAACTTGCATTAACTGGATATAGGAAATCATTGTTAATATGATACATGCCTGCGTTTACTTGTGCTGCCACTGTATTGAGATGTTCTCTTTCAATCAATTGTCCTGTTGCTACACTTGTTTGTGTTGTTCCTTTAACTTTAACCGCATCTTGTCCCCAACCTTTTCTTCTTGGCGAGTTAGGATGATTATGATTTATATCAAACTGAAATGGGTAGTTTTCACCGTTCATACCGCTTGCTGGATCACTCCAATAGTCGTTATAAAACGCTACCAGTTTTGTCATAAAATCTGATGCGCTTATTGTGGCATTAGGAACAAAGGGTGTAGACAATTTACTTTACTCCAACAACTACTTCAATTACATCAACTTCTTGTGTTGCCTTATCCTCTAACGCACGACCAATAATACATTTCCAGTCGCTAGTATCTGATGCTTTTGCAACACCCGGTGTGCTACTTACAACAAGTCTTTGTCCTTTTGTTACTGGTCCAATTACTTTACAAGGTACCCTACCGGAAAGTGCAACAGCTGAGCCTGTTCCTTCTAGTGCGCTATTCATTAAATATGCTGGTTCTGTTGATACTACACCAAATACTTCTGTACAATTTTCATTTGCACATTCTGTAATCTCTGCACTACCTCCAAGCATCACAACTGTTCCTGGCTCATATTCTTTATCGCTTGCATACATTTCTGCAAGGTCAGCATATTCTGCACTAGTTGCTATACCATGAAACTTTGCACCTGTTTGATTTGTTAGTGTCAGTCCTGTTTTAATTTTAGGAAAGGTTGAGTATACTGCATCATTTATGTTTACATCAAAGTTTGCTTCTGTACTCATTGCTACTACATCACTACCATTTTGTTGGATAATATAAACTAAGTGATCAATTCCCATTGTATCTTTTACTGTGCGTTGTTCTGACATAGTTGAGACTGTTAACCATCGACCAACTGCATCAGTTGATCCGGTAGTGTCCCAAATGTATAAAACTGTGTTTGTAGTATCATACCAAAGCTGACCTTCAATTGGATCCGTAGGTGCTGTATCGCTTGCTTGATTTTGTAGCAGATTGATAAAACTTTGTGCTACTGATTGGCCATATCCAAAGTAATCTTTACCAACAAGTTCAAGACTAGTTTCTGTATTCAGTTGGCCCTCGTTAATTGTAATTGTGCCGTTTTTCTTGTTTACTGTATATGACATCTTTTAACTTCCTGCTGTTATTCTTAGAGTATATCGAATCTCTAGTTTACGGTTAAGGCTTTTTTGTATAGGGTGAAAAATTAAATGTGTAAGTAGTTCATCGTTGTCGCCAACAAGTGCAAGTTCGTCAAATACATAATTTTCTGGATCATCAAAGTCGCTTGCATCATCACTTGGTTGAGCTGTGCTTGGTTCATTATAATCAAGTGTTACAATTGAAGTTAAGTCTCTAAATGTTTGACCTGACTCTCCTGTAACTTCAAATGAGGCTACAGCCTTTTCAAAGATTGTTGTACCGCTAGAACCAAATCCTTGTTCATATAGAGATTGTCCTGGGCCGCTTGTGTTGGGTTGTTTGTATGTAATGTTACCATTAGCATCAATCATAGTACCGCCTCTACCAAATCTAATTTTAGTAATATAGTAATCTAATCCGTTTTGGTTGGTTTGATTACCAAGTAGATTTGCAATAGCGATAGCCATGTTTTCAAAGTTAATTGCATTAAATTTATCAAGCAGAACTTCACCCGTGTCTGCATCGCTGATCAGTACATGACCGCTAAATGATAAATGTGCATTATCTGTTGTATTATACATGTTTGCCTGTTCCTTTACACTATTTAGCATAGAAATTAAATACGCTTATATAGCTATTCCTTTGCCTAGTGCATTAAGTTCCGATGCTGTTAAGCTATCAGAACTTGTTAATATACTCTTGCCCATATCGTTGAGCTTTAGTGTGTTTCCAGATACTTGACTTGCTGTAAGTAAACTATCTGTTATATCTGTAATGCTTGTACCTAATGGCGCATTAATTTTTCTTGTGTTGTTCGTTGCCCTATCAATGATATGCAAAATATTTCCATCTTTATAGTATTCCATGATCTCGCTGTTGATATATAAAAATCCATTGTTGCTAAAGTTTGTTGCATCTGTAACTGTAATTTCATCTGTTGTGAGATCAATTGCTGTTGTAGTTGTAGAAGTTTTTGCGTCTTCTAATCCCACAAACATTGGAAGCTCTTCGTTATAATTTCTTAAGTATGTAAATGTTCTTGTATTTGCATCTACTGTACTTCCGTTTGTGTTTGTTTGCACCACAATACCAATTGAGCTATCAATATCAACATGCAAGTTATGTTGTCTCAGAGGATTGTTTATACTTGCGTACATCTCTGGTTGTAAGAATGGACCATTGTTGTAAGTTGTTGATGCAGATGAATCCCACATATTACCACTGTCAACTTCTTGATCATATGTTGTATTCCAGTCATCACCGCCATCATATATTGTTCCTACATAAGTTCTAGTTAAGTCATCCAACTTCATTGTGATTACTTGCTTTGGACTTTCTACAATTGATATATTAGTATGTTCTAGTGCTTCGCTAGTGTCAACAATATTATCAATCTTTGTGTGAAAAGGTTTGACTGTGTTTACGTAACCAATGATATTATTTACTGTACTGCGTGTGTATTTTCTCACTGTGGTATTAATATCATGAACTATGTCAAGTTTTACATAAGTTGTTTTGTGTACCCAGTTTGGTTGATCTTGTTCACTGAATACACTGTCAACCATTGCAAAGAAAAATTCGTTAAATTTAAATTTATTAATATCTGTAAACCAATCATTTCTACATGCATCTACAATAATACGCCACCAAACTTTAGTGCTTGTATCATCCCAAATTGTACTATCCCATGCAAATACATCCCAACCTGCACGTTTACGTGCAACAATTTGATCTAGTTCAATTGTACTATTTTTCTTTTCAGTGATGTACCAATCGTTATCTTGATACTCCCAAATCTCATCTCGTACTAGATCGTCTTGTATAGTTTTTAGCAACACTATAGTATGAACTGAGGTGTCTACTCCACTTAGTTCACTACTGTTTGTAATAGTTAATGTTGGTTGTGCATATAAACTTCTGTATTTGCTTACATAGTCTACCCATTTCCATGTCTTGTCTGGCATGTTGTTTTTAATAAATTCTCTATTCCATTGGTGTCTGTAGTTTCTATATAAGTTTATATCTTTTAGTAACGCATTAATTACATCACGTGCGTTTTGTCTAGCCAATCCATGATTTTGGAACCATGCTTGTCTAATATTCCTATCGTCACCGTATCTGTTAAATGGATGTACATAATAATCTGGAAGTGTTTGTTCTTTTGCATCAACTGTTGCTAGATTATTTCTCAAGCCAATATAGTAATAATCTGGAATTAAATCACTGCCTCTTGCAATACTTGTCCAACTGTTATGGTTAATCCCATCTGGTACGATGTTTATTTGTAGTACACTACTTGTGTCGTTTAAGTATAGATCAGTATTTGCTGTAATAAATGCATTTGATTCGATTACTGAGAACCAAGCAATTCCGTTTGCTGTTGGATTAGAAATAATATCTGCAACTGCTTTATTTGTAAGCATTTTGTTTGCAGGGTATGTATTTTTGTTCTTTACCCAGAAATAATAACAAGTGTTGTAGTTACCTAATAATGCATCCCATTCTTCAACTGATGAATAAAAGTATTCATTTTCTTGTAGTAAGTCATTGTAAATATAAAAAGCCTCACCTGATGATACTGTACCAAACATTTCAACCTTGCCTTCTACTGCTTGTGCATATTCTTCTGGTGGTACAGAACTCTTTGTCCATTCGTAAACATCAATGCTAGAACCAGGAAATAGTCTGCCCCAATGTGTACTCTTGTAATCTAAGTCTCCTTGATCATAATCATAATAACGTGTTGTGCTTGTATCCCACCAACGCTTGCCTACTTGATCCTGTGACCAGTAGTTATCTTCTACTACTGTATATTCTTCGTTGCTTGTTTGATTGTATGCAGCCAAATCAACATCACTAGTCATATCAATTTCGCTTTGTGCAATACCTGGAATAATTCCTCTTAGTGGATCAAATAATTCTAGTTGTTTCACAACGGTGTTGTTATTATAATCATATATTGTAATGTTTTCAACATCATTGTTTAAAATTCTTTGTATAGTTTTTCTTTCAGGAACAAAACCCGAGGCTGCTGTTTTTCTAAATACGTTTGTTGACCTTGCTTCATTGTCATCAAATTTAACAAATGACAGGCTAAGATTTGGGATTTGAAATAGTGTACTTGCTTCTGCAGCATTTAACTGTGTGTTGGTTTCAAAACGTTGACTACGCAATACCATTACACTACTTGCATTACCGCATCTATCAATAAACTTATCAATATAAAATATTTTGTTGTCTGATGGATGTACTTGTGTAACTTTGTGTATGCCATCAATATTTGGTTGTGTTGTTGTATTAGTTAGTAGAACAAAATCTCCTACTTGTAGATTATGATCACTAATTGTTGTAACTTGTGCATCGTTGCCATCACTGGTCGCTGCACCTGCACAAATTCCACAACCATCTGGATCGTTTGAATCAAATGTATACAGTCCATGATTTTGAACTTGTAGGACATTCCAATCATTATATTTTGTTTTGATTGTATCAGTTTCTGCAACTTCGTAGTCAGTATCGTTTACAATCCAAATATTAAATAATACTGGATCTTGGTCATCACTTAATTCTTCCCAATCATTTCTTGCATCTCCTACTCCATAATATTCAAATGAGTTTTGTACACCAGCTATCAGTGTTGACTGAATACCAGTAGGTAAACCTGCTAGGTTATTGAATGTTGTGTTTCCAAAGTCTAAACTTGATCTAGTTGAACTAATATTGATACGACTGTTTTGTACACTTGCTGTTATATCAGTAATGCCTTGTGTAGTCATATGATTGTTAATTTGTTCAACTGCTCTAATCATATTAGTATATGTGTTTACTGTAGTAGTGCTATATGGATAAAGTGCGTCAAGACCAAACAGTCCATTACCGTCAGTAACAACAAGATTTTCATCAGCACTTGCAACTGTAATCACTAATGCATTGTTTTGTTCTGTTGCAGTGGTGTTAGGAAATGATGCTTGATTAAACTGATCTAATATTTCTTGCATTGTTAATGGAAGAAAAGCAAATCCTGTTACAACATTTTCTGTGTCACCAACTGTAGGATTGTTGATATCAAAAAGGAATAGCAGTGAATTAGTTGCTGCTGATGCTACAGTAAGTGTAGCAGTCAAACTTGTACTTGTTAAATCTAATTGTATTGTACCTTGTGCAGATAAACCAGCAGTAAGTCCAGTGATACTAGCATTATTAATTGCTTGTAGTATATCTGCTGTATTCATTCCTTGATCAATATATTCAAGATCAAACTGTATCAAGTTACCTGGTGCAAATGAACTTGTATCGTTAAACGTAACGTCTTGTCCATTTACTACATAATTACTACTTGGTACAACATTGCCTGCTACTCTTACTTGACTCAAGAAGTAACCAAGTGGTGAAAGTGTTGCGTCTGTAATAGTATAGGTATCTTGTAAAGTTTGTACATGTCTTAAAAGAACATCAATAGTTTCTCCACCTGTTAATGTTTCATTAACAGTTAAGTCTTGTCCAGATACAGTAAAGTTAGTTGTAAGTATTCCATCAACAGCAACTTGAAATACACTGTAAGTAGTGCCACTTAGAGGTGTGCTAATTGTGAATGTATCTTGTACTGGATCTGTTATAGGATCTGGAATTGGCACGATGAATACTTCAGGAATATTTGGAGGTGTATTAGATGCTATAGCAAGGTTACCATCTGTAATAGCCGACGGTCTTGTGTCAAAGTTGATTGGTGTACCATTGATTGTAATTGACTGACCTGCCACTGATGGCAGTACAGGTCCTGGAATGTTACCTATAATTGTAGCAGGCGCTACAACTGTTTGTTGCTGTGTAGTTCCTCTAAACTCAACTGTGGTTCCATTTAGTGTTAGTCTATTTGAATCTCTTACAATTGGGTTTTGAATACTTCCAACAGCTACAATGTCATTTAAACCAATAGTAGTATCTTGTAATGTTATTTGCTGGCTACCAATATCAACCACAGTTCCAAAAGGAAATGTTGGATTAGTTTTTGTACCAGTTTCAGTAATGCCTTCTGATGTAACTGTAAGTCCTGTAGAGTCCACTATACATTTGTATAGTCTACTTTGATATCTCACAAGGTCTCCAATAACATAGCTTGTGCTATTGTTCCAAGATTCTATTGTAGCATAGTTAGCAGTTGAGTCATAAACACTTGGTAATGTACGTGTGTTAAATGCATAGTAGTCTGCTTCAGTAGAAAGCATCTCACCTGCTGTTTTAAGTGAGAAGTCTGTACTATTAAATTCGCCAACATTAAATTGTGTATTGCTTTTGTTTACAAATCTAGCATCTTGTGTATTGATAGCAATACTCGATGTTGCTGTTTTATTTTCAGCAAATTCTACAACTTGTGGATTGTTAGTAAGTTCGCTTTGTTTTAATTGAATCTCTGTACTTGACTTTCGTGTTGTATCTCCAAAGTAACTATGGTTGAACATAAACTTTTCGCTGATAGTTATATCCTTGGCACCTTTAATAAATCTAGCAAGTCTATCAATACTTGCGTTTGTACCCGACTCTTTAATAGCACCTTGATAAAATTTTGTTACTACGTTTGGATCAAGATACAAATCATTAAGCCACTCTCTTTCAATATTACCAATTGTAATATCTTTTGCATGTCTGATATTTTTATTAAATTCTGTAACATCTGTCTTATAGTAATCGTTTATTTCTTGTACACTACTGTCAAAGTTTTGAACAATATGATCATCAAAAACCAAGTAGCCTGGTGCACGTTTGTTACCATCCCATTCTTTTGTTATGCCCCCTCTGGCAAGTAATCTTTGTTGTGTTGTTGCTTTTGCAGAATCTTGTATTACTTGACCAAATGTTGTTCTGTCATTAAAAACAAATGCATGTTCGTAATCTAAAATAGCAATAGTGATGTTACCAATTGTTGCACCTTGCTTTGTGCTTATCACAGTTGATTCATTTTTTCTTTTTACTTGTACATCTTCTATATCAACTACTGTGCCATCTTTGTAAAGCATATTATTTGCTGGATATCTAAGTGTATCAAACTCAACAACATGTCCATGCGTTGCTGTAATCTCAACCTTACTTCCCAAATCTAATATTAGTTCATCACCCTCAACTGCACGTACTGTCCAGTTTATGAATAAGTTTGCTTGTGCTTCTTTGTTTGTACCATGATTGAATCCAAGTGTTTCTAAGTATGCAAAGTAACCACGCACAAAGTTATACACATCTTGTATCTTACTAAACGTTGTCCCATATTCAGCAACGCTTGTTTCTTTTGCAAAGTTAAAATATTTTTTAAGTGTTTTATTTGATACTGTAATTTCTCTAAATGGCCTTGTACCACTTGTCTCAGGTTCAAAGAATCTAAAGTCTTGTCTGTTGTTACTAATACCGTATACTTGATAACCTTGTGCATCTCTTTTAATTATTATTTGGCTTGCATTAATAACTGTATGTGGATAACCCTTGTGCATTACAATTTTATAATCTTGAGAACTAATTCCATACGAACCAATAAAACTACTTTCAGCAAAGAAGTTTATACTGCTTTTATTTGTAAAGCCGTTTGCTTTTTGTAACAAGTTAGTAGTTAACTTATTGTATGTTGTTTCTAAATCAACAGTATAATTATTTCTATGTGTGTAATTGTAAAGTGCTTGGCTTATGCCATTTGCTACATATTCAACATTGTCATATACATATTCTAATTCTATATTCTCTTCTAGTTGTCCGCCTATTACGATATTTTTTAAAACATCACTGCGTAATATTGCTTCGTCTTTTACATTATATAATCTCTTGTTTAGAGCAATTGCAGTAACAAATCCATTTGCATCAAACGTTACTACTGGCTTAGATACTATACCAATTTCACTGCCATATATATTTGTGTCATCATCAGTTACAACAAATCCAGTAACCTGACTCTCTACATTTATTTTTGTTAAAACTTTATTGTCTTTAAAACCAGGTTGAATAAATGTGCTTGGACTAATTGTTTTTTCTATAAGTGTATCAACATTATAAGGAGAAACAGTTTTGTAATCAATTACACCTGGCTGGAAGAAATATGTAAATGCTTTTGCAGGTAATAGCTTGAGCATTGCATCAACTGTTACTGCATATCCTTCAGCACTAAATCTATACTTCTGTTCTGTTGGACCGTAATCACCAAATACAAATGGTGTAGCCGCTTCAGCTGTACCAGCAATATTGCCTAGTATTTCGCTAATTGGCATTAAATCACCAGAGGTATTGACTGGACATTTTGTTGTCCAATCCCAACCGTATCTTGCAAAACTTGGATCTTGTACTAACTTATCACCTGGCTTACTTACAATACCTCTTTGTACTGCATCAATTAGTGCGTTACGTTTTGTGCTATCAGTCCAACTGTAATAAGTATCCCACCATGTAGGTTTAAATGAAAACCCAAGCATGTGCCAAGGATTAATATGTGGTTGGTGTGTTCCAAACAACACAGTATAAATTCCTACATAGTGGCCTGGCAACTGAACGTTTTGCATATAATCAGGATAGTTTGATAGGATAGTACTTGACATGTCTTTGTAGTTCCATGTGGTACTATCATTGGCATCATACATACTCTCTTCTAAAATTGGGTTAATATCTTTTCTTCTTGCCCACTTACTAAAGTATGGATATACATAGTTGTCTAAATGCTCTAAAGTAAACCAAGCACCTCTGTGCTGGCTTGGCATAAACTTATCAACGGTTGCATATTTTTCTTGTGTGTATAACTTGTCGCTTTTAACTAAGCCACTGTAGATCATTAATTCAAGTTCTAACTGTGCGGCATTTACAGGGTCAAATGTCATGCTGTCAAGTTTATATAGTTCTGCACCTGGTGCTAAATCATAATAATTACCATCGTGTGTTAATAGTCTGTTGTTTACAACTTGAGGTTGTGTACCAAATTTTAATCCTAGTTTTACAACACTTTGAGGAATATAACATGGTGTATCCATATTATGAAATTCTATCTCAATAGTATTTTTTGCACCATTTGATAATGCAATAGGTGTAGTAAGTATAGTAAGTGTTTTGCCTTCTATTACATAGTCCACATCTTTAGTTAACATTCTGCGTACTAGTATATCGTCGCTGTTCATGTTATCGGTTAGCCAAACATAAACATGGTCTCTAATATTTGTATCTCCATTTGGTATATTCTTTAACTGAATTGTTGTTTGCGTACTATCTATTAATTCTTTTTGTATTTGTTCGCCAGTGCTATATGCCATGTTACTTGCCGAATATAGTTGACCACCTTTTTTATTTGTTAATAAAACATCAAGTGCATCTACTAGTATTTCGTGTACATTGCTGTAAACTTTTGTATTGTAAAGCCTACGTACCTGATTTCTAAATCTTGTCATAAAGCTGTCGTAATCTTTACCCTGTTCATATAATGCACCTGTGAGATTTAATGTCTTGTCTGCATATTGTACATCATGCATAACACCGCTGTCGTTGTGCAAGAAAATTTTACCACCATATGATGTGAGTCTTGTAATTTGACTAAAGTTATTTTCACCAAAAGCTGTTCCATCAAATCCAGGAATATTAAACATGATATCTTCAAAGTGTGCAGATAGTTCGCTTATTGAAAAACTGTCAAATGTTTTATTTGTACTATTAGAAGTCCATAGTGTTGGTATATTTGCATTTAAAGAATCATTATTATTGTCGTTGTTAAAAAATTCAATATCAACAATATCACCTTCTTTTAGTGCAAGTTGACTAATTGTAGTTTGTGAAGGACCAACAGTTACAAAGTTATAATCAATCAAGTTTCCATTGATTGTTAGTTGACTAAACTGATTGTTAATAGATTCTATTACTGTAACTTTAAACAACGGTGTTGTAGTTGTATCTGTAAAGTGTACATTTATTTTGTTGCTGTCTAGACCAGTTACCATGCTACCAACATCTAACATAGTAGTTGTAGATGTTCTTGTTACTGTAGCGTTACCTGTATAGAGTATATCTTCAATATCAACCCCATCGTCACTAAACTTTAAATCTTCTGTAGTTAAGTTATGAAACTTGACAACAGTATTATTATCAACTAGTATACCTTTTTTGTATTGATTTATATTTTTAGTACTTGTTGTGCCTTGGTTATCTGTTCTAGTAATATTAACTTGATCATTAATTACATGAACTGTAAATTCATGTTCTTGTCTGTAATTATCATAGCCAATTGGAATTACCAAATCATTATTCTCATCAGTAATTGTATACTGTAATGTTTCAGGAGCACCAAATATAACGTCACTTGTTTTGTATAAATTTGTAAGTTCGTCATCTTGTTTAAAATAACAGAATCCATTTATATCTTGTTTCCAACTAAGTTTTGCATCAACGCTGTCACTTACTCTCTGACTGAAATTATCATGATCTAAGTAATTAAAAAATTGGTACTCTGCTCCGTTTGGTGTATCTTTATAAGATAAAATTTTACCAAGTACTTCGTCGGGTGTTCCAGACGATCCTATCTCATAACCAAATACAGGTGAACCTTTAAATGTTGAGTCATATGTTTCAATGCCTATGCCTTTTGTATCATACACTTTAAACAGAGGCTCTTGATTGATTGAAGTTTTTAATTGAACAAGTGACCAATTACTTCCGTTCCATTTAATATCAATGTTTTCAAATTGTTTAAAGTCCGCACTAGGTACATTCTCAACAAAACTTGTATTACCAATTACAAGTTCTTTAATTTCTTCTAATATATCACCTTGTTTCATTTTATACAAGTGTGAAGTATATGTTGTAGTATATGCAACAATGCTTCCTACTGGAATTCCGTGTCCAGGATTTAGTTGCAGTTGAATACCAGTTTCAGAGATTGGTGCAAACTCATTAACAGGTGCAATCAAGTAGTCAATATTACCTACCCATTGCATGTCTATGTTAGGATCTAAATCTGCATGATTCCATAAATTCATTCCTGCTTCAAATTCAATAATACTACGCTTGGCTTTATTTTGTTGTGTTGCAAAGTCTTTTATTTCTGCACCAGTTACTAGCCCACATATAGTTCTAATTGCATTAATATGCATCCAAGCATTTGATCTAGAAAATGCACTCTGCCTGGTATCGTTTCTCGCTATTACAATATAATCTGGCTCTGTAGGAATAATAGGTTCGTAGTCCCAATTATCACTGTCGTATGAATCACCGAGTCCCTCACTTAGTGGATCAGTTAAAACTGTTGCGGTAACTTTACCTGATTCAACTTCTAAATAATAAATTCCATCTAAATCTGGAAATCTCACGTAACTATTTTGTACAAGTTTGTCGTTGTTTGAATCGTGCCTGACTAAATCAAATCCGTCAAAAAACACAGGTTTGTCTGGATGTGTATCCAAGCTGTAAGCCGACAACATTGCTAAACTATTTCCAGTGTAGTTTCTAATACTTGGTCTATGTATTACTGTGTATACTTTGTTTCTATCCCAATAACCATCACTTTTAATATTGTTGTAGTATTGGTTAGTCCAATGAAACTTTCCTTCAAAATCTTGGAATAAAATTAATTTAATGCTTGTACCAACACCTGTTACAATATATGTATTGCCAGACGCTTGTCCCCAAGTTCCATCAAACTTAATAAACATTCCATTTTCTACAAAGAAAGTATTGTTGTCATCTTCAAGTTTATAAACTGACTCGTTTGTTATTTGTTTTATAATATCTTTAAAAGCACCACTGTTTGTTGATGTGTATATTGGCAAATTTTGTACCCAATAGTAATTTTGATAATTTATTAACATATCAATGTTTACTGGTGGTGAGAACACAAACGGCTGACTACTATAAGCGGCGTTATAGTTGTAGGTATCAAAGTTTTCTCTGATTCCATTTACTACATCATCAAATGCAACTGTATGTGTAATATTTTCATCATTGTCATTTAAAGTAATAGCAGGCTTGAGTTGACTGCTTTGTTTTGCTACGCTAGGATTTTTGATATTAACATATACATCATCTTTGTTTGCATAGTTACCATGTCGTCCGCCAATAAAGCCTTCGTAAATATCAAGCTCACCCTTGCTTATCATTTGATCAAGAGTACTATCTAACCATGATTGATTTGTTTCAGTATTAAAAACTTTTGGTATAAAGTTACTACTTTGAATCTTATCGTTTGGATATTTTCCGTATCTCTTTTTGTTGTTAGCCATTTTTACTGTCCTGCTCTAATATTTGCATCTGTAATTGTATCAATTATATCAACATCTTCTACTTTAACATCTGGAATAAACATTTCGCTACTAGATGGTTTAATTTCAAATAAGTCACCAAATACACTATCATTTCCTTGTGGTACAATTACAAAACTACTAATAATTCCACTCAGCTGTTGATGTACATATGCGGCAAGTTCAGTGAAATAAAATGTTTCACCAAAGTCCCAATTTGCTACTTCAAAGTATTTGCCTATTGTCTCAATTACTTTTGATTTTACATCATTGTCTGTCATGTTTGAGTTTTTAACTTTGATAATTCTAAAACGTGCTCTTAGTTGAGGCTGTGCTTTTAATCCAAATAAAGGCTTGTATGTTACACCTCTATACACTATACTATCGCTCATTGCTTTTTTATTACTAATGTCGCTAAACATTTTTGAAAGTTGGTAACTAGTAGGAGATGATGGTTGTGCAGTGTTGCCTAGCAAGTATTGTCTAAACTGTCTATCGTATTCTCTACTTAATACAAATACATCTATAACGTTTGTAAAACTAGGATCAACTAAAATATTATCTGCTGGATTGTGTTCCCACTCAAATCTTAAATTCTCTTTTCCAGATTGTATAGTTGCTGTTCCATCATCATCATAATCATATGATATTGTTGAAGTTCCAACAACATCATCATAGCTACGTGGATTGTTTGGTCTTACATCATTGTTGCTATCTTCTAAAGATACAATAATTCTGTTGCTGTTTGCAACACCATTTTCGTCTGTAAAGTAACCACTTACAAAAAACTCACCTGCTGGTACAAAATTATCGTTTAACACAACAATTTTATCTTTCTGTGATTTAAGTGTATATGTACTTAGATTGTATTCGTTATTGATATTACTAAATTCAACTGCTTCACTATTAAATTCTATTCTAAATGTTCTAGTGTAAATGTTAAAGTTGTCGTTAGCATATTCAAACCATAATAACCAACTTTGTTCATTGTTGCTATTATTAAAATCAGTTGGCTGAGGGTCATTATAATCTTGTGTTGTATTTGGTTCAAATATTTCCCAACTTGTGTTGAATAGGTTGTATCTAATTGCAAAAGATTTCTTTGCCTCAATATAACCTGTTATGATTTGTCTTTCTCTGTCGTTGAATACTCTATTGAATGCTGGGTATATTGTTTTAATATATGCATTGTCTGGTATTTCTGCATCTAGTACTATACTACCTTTACCAGTTGATGTTAAGCCTGTTGGGTCACCAGTTGAATCAAATATTCCTAGTCCATTGTTGTAAATGTTTACAACCTTTGCCCACTTTGTAGTAAACTCAGTGATTATGCCATTGTCAATTGTTGGTACAGCAAATTCAAGCAAAGTACCAACTTCAATGTGTTGTGTGTATGAAGTTTGTGTTTTACCTGTTTTTATGATTGATGCAGATGGTAGAGTAACAAAGTATCCGTTGTTACTACCAATTGCATTATCCGTTGGTGTTTGCCATTGTATAGCACCACTTAGTGTATTTGGTACTGTATCAAAGTTAGGATAACCTGTTGGCTTTAAATTGTTAATTGCTGTGTTAAACTTTGTATAATACAAGTTCAAAAGTTCTTCGTTGTTTAAAATATTTTTTACATATTTGTTATACGCATGATTAGGAGTCTCGCCAACAGTTGAAATAGTTCTTAAACTATCGTATGCAAATATTTTACCATCCTTGTTGAATACGTTAACACTTGTGTAAGCACCTGTTGGGTCCATGGTATGTAAATATCTGCTATGACCACTGTGTGTTCTGTTTATACTTTTTGTCTTTAGTGCATCTTCACTGAACGTTTGTACAACATTATTGTAATCACTTGCTGTAATCATTCTGTTTTGTGCGCTATAGTTTTTTGGTGCGGCTTCTTTTATGCTGTCTAAACTTTGTCTTGATGTTGCACTTATGATTGGCTTTTTAATTTGTAATCCAACTGTTGCTGTATAGCTGTTGCCATCTGCACCAATATAATCAATATTAATTTTTTGTGATCCAACATCATCTGATCTTAATCTATATGTAGCATTTATGCTTGTTCTAAACCATATACGAATTTTTCCCTTTGGTAAGTTACCAAAGTTTTTATCACTAAAGCAAACTGTAATTTGATCATTTTCTCTTGTCTTTACTGAGAAAATATTTCTTTCTGATCCTGCCAGCGTGTTGTAAATATTATTTTGTGAATATGTATTTTCTACTTTTGTCCAATACGCTGTTGCATTACCGTTGCCGTCAATTGTAGAAACCCATACGTCTGTGCTATTGATATTGTTTACATCAATATCAAAAGACATGTTATCAAATGGGTCGTTGATTGTAAAGTCTCTAAACTGCAATGATCCTTGCTTTATGCCTAAGAAAAATCCAGTATCTGAACTTGTAATACCTAGTCCATCATTTTTATAAATTATGCTAAGTGCATTTGTTTTGTCTGGCGCAGTTTCAATAATATGTTTTGTAGCATTATCAAGATCTAATCCAACAATTTCAAATGTTGAACTTTTACCAGCGGCACTACCAACAACACTAAATGTATATTGATTTTCTGTGTTGTTGAGTTTGTAAAACTGGTGTGTAATGTTTTCAATAATTAATTGTTTTACTGGACTACCAAATTGATTGCTTGTCTGCATTACAGCGTTGATTGCTGTAATAAAATTGTCCATGTTGTTGACATCAGTAGTATTTTCAAATCTTATTTCTTGTCCACCAATACTTGTTCCTTCGCTACCAATTACTGCTTCGTTAGTTTTGATACTAGTAATCTTAATATCACCAAATGCAGGCACATTACGCATTGGTTGATATCCTAAAAATTCTGCTAGTTTATAAACACTTTCTTGTCTTTCAGCTGTACTTAAAAAGTTATTCCTACTATTCAAGTCAATTCTAAATGCAAGGTTGTGTCCAAATTGTGCTACCACATCAAGTAGTGCAACAAATTCAGCTGATTCTATCCAATCGTTATAATTTTCTGGATAATTATTGCGGACATATTCTACCATAGCAGTACGGATAGTATCATAATCATATGCTTGTAGATTAGCATTAATGAAACTATCATATACTATAGTATAATCTTCAGCCGCAAAAAGTTTTGTTTGTCTAGTTTTTTGTGCCATTTTAATACTCTGTTACTTTGTTAAATTCTTTATCAAATTTCAATTGCAAATCTGTTGCAGTTTTAGTTGGTAGGTATATAAGGTTAGCACTAACATATACATAATTTGCATCTTCATCTACTGTTACAGTAGAGTTTACCAAATTAAATCTAGGATCATAACTCACCACAGTAATAACATCATCTTCAATTTCATCAATTGTAAGAGTGTCGAGTGGTTGGAATACAAGATATGGAAGATTACTACCAAAGTCTGGATTAGTCCATTTCTCTCCTTTACGGATATGAAAATGGTTTTCTAAGTCTTGCTTAGCCAGATCTAAATCTCTAAGGATTTTAGAGGTAGATTTTGTGTTTAAAGTTGTATAACCAATTATATTACTCATACAACTATTTATGTGAAAAATTAACTACGTACTTTATGATACTACTTTTAACTGATCCTCTGGCCAATTAATATAGTCTTGCCACTTGGCATCTGGTATAGTGTACGGATAATGCTTTCTACTGTTGTTTATTTGGTGCCAAGTGGGTCTATATGGCTTATTAATAGGCTGTATAATATTACTGCCTTTTTTAACATTACAAGGACCGCAAGCGGCAACAGTATTTGTCCATCCCAATTTACCACCTTTAGACTTTGGAATGACATGATCTAGTGTTAGCTCATCATAATGAAAATCATTGCCACAATATTGACACTGATAGTCATCTCTTATATAGACATTCCGCCGGGAATACCTCGCTAAATTTGGTTGTTTTTGATAGGTGTGTAGCATTACAACACTTGGCATTGGTATAGTTAAATTTGCCGATCTTAGTACACGATCTTCGTAATTTTCAACTACGTGTATCTTGTCTGCAAACATATACTTTACAGCATTTTGCCAACTGATTGTACTCAGTGGCAAATAACTAAGTGGTCTTGCATCTGCATTTAATAGAAGTACGCTGGGCAAAACTTAATGTTCCTTGTTTCTTTCTGTATTTAAATTAAATTAACATATATTATGTTAGTTGTTTTGAGATAAAACGTTTGCGTGATTGAGTCATGCCTGGTAAAAATCGTTGTGTCTCTACAAAGTAAACTCTTTCAGCTTGTATTTTTGTTTGATCAGTTAGCATTTTTGCTGGATAATCTCTTTCTAATTTCTTAAGGCTGGCTGCCTTAATAAAATGTCTACGTTTCATAGAACCATAATCTCCTAGCATTAATATCTTTGCTTCGGTTTGTCTTATAGTTCTATTGTTTCCACTGTTAGTTAGTGCAGTAGCAACATAGTTCCATTTACGTTCTTTTATAAATTCATAGATATTAAACTTCCTAATATCTGTTCCTACCTTCTTAAAATCTCCAGTTCGAAAATATAAACTTAACAATGCATCATATTGTGATTGCGTAATTGTATCAATTGGTAGTAATTGCTTTAATTTTCTTTCAGCAATTTTCAATTGATCAATAAAAATAGTATAGGCTTCCTGTTCTGTTAGCCCATTGCCATTAGTTTCAATGCTTAGATTATAACCTATTTTAGTAATACCGTCAACATCTAAATATGCATATGGAACATAATCTTCTGTTCTTATAATAAAATTAATTAGTTCGTCGCTTGCTTCTAAGTTCTTTATAGGTTGCAGATTGTTTACACGGTCACTATTCTTTACTGTGAAGATTGTATAATCCACAAGCATATCGTCTGTAATAGTGTTTGATAAAACAAATGATGGCATTACTTGTTACCTTCTCCTGTGCTAAACTTTTCATACTGACCTGTTGCACCTTTCCAAGGATGGTGTTCTGGTACTCTAGTTGAAATACTTTCTGTTACGCCAGTATTTTGTGATAACTCATTAACAATTGGATCAGTAGCAGGAGTTGCTGGTGGACCATTCATGTCTATTCGGCCTGCTGTTTCTGTATAGTTACCTGCACATAATAAATTACCATTAGCATCTGCTTGTAGGTTTAAATTAGATGCACTATGAATATTAATATCACCTACGGTACTTTGTAATTTTATACCTTCGCCTGTACTTTTAATATTGACACCAAGATCAGCTTGCATATTAATAAAGCCTTCTGCATGTACATTGTAGTCACCTTCGGTGTGTACACTTATTTCTTTTTGACTGTAGATATCTATTCTACCATCTGGGTCCATTTCAATATATGCACTAGCAAGATGATTATTGATAAACACTGTGCCAGTAGTGTCATCCATTAATATTTGCGCACCACCTCTTGTTTTGATTCTTATATTTTTACTAATGCCTTCAGAGTCTCCATCATCTAATACAAGCGTGTGTCCACCTAGAGTTGATATACCAAAAACTTTACTAGGTGATTCTCTTCTTGCACTACTTTGACTGTGTCCTCGCATGAGATCTTCTTGAAGTCCTTGGTCAATTAAAGTTTGTGTTGCTATCCTATCTACTGGTCTTGTATCAGGATCAACTGTATCAAATGGATTCTTTTCACTTGCTGGTGTAACTAACTGTTCATCTGTGGTTGTATTTTTGTAAGAAAAACTACTAGCATTACCGCCCATCATATGATTTCTATCTTTTGCGATTAAGCTACCAAGTAAAATTCCTTGTTCCATTGCTGGAGTAAATCCAACTACAACTTGTGTTCCTACTTCTGGTGGTTGTGGCCACATACCATAACTCTTAGGACTTTCATTATACTCTCTAAAGTTTTGTGTGCTTTCATTAATAGACTGAATACCACCATAAGGTGTCATAAGCAAACAAATAGTGCCTGTGTCTGGTTCGTCTGCTGCAGGGCTACCAAATTCAGGAATACGCACATTAATCCTACCAGTGTATAAGCTATCTTGATTGCTTACAACAGTGCCAGTATAAATTCCAGTGATATTGTTTACGCCAAACTTCTCATCTCTGTTTGCCATACTTGGCTTGCTTTTTGAATTTCCTATTACATATCCTGCCATTATAAGTTCCTTAGTTCTTCTCGTACATAGTATGTACTTGTTTTGTGATCTCTATACATTCTTAATTTACTCAAATATTGTCCTTGTTGAAATCTGTGTTCAACTTCTCGTAGTTCATATACTCCACTAGTATATAAATCCATTGGTCCTTTGTCAAATGGATTTTCTAATTCTTCTTTGTTCATTGGAAAGTAACTTACAAATGCTACAAATATATCACTTGTAGCTGTTACGTTGGCTAATGTTTTTTGACTTACATTACCTAAAATTGCACCAGGTATGCCAAGCAAATATGGATCACCAATAATGTCTACTTCAATAACTTGTGTATCTGCTGTTCTTTCTGCATAGCTTTGTGCATATGCTGCTTCTAGTTCATTTGTTGTTGGAGTTTTTTCATTGTTTGTTTGATCTGCCGCAGAACTTACAGTATAAGTTCTAGGATAATTTACAATTACATTATTATAATCACTTTCAACTGGTATGTCGCTTAAAAATACAGGAGCTACTATATTAGTTCCTTTTCTTTCTTGTTGAGTGTTTGAAGTGTTAAAGCCTTTTCTAGGATCTGTACTCACTTGAAATAGCATATTAAATTGTGCAGAATAATTTAAAACTTCTGTATTTTTTCCTGTATATAGATAGTCATATTTTTTAACAATAGGTAATTTGCTGAACCTCGTTTGTTGATAACCTTTATCTTTTAATTTTTCCATATCAGCACCGTCAGTAGAAACAACTCCATATCTTTCTTTTATACCAATTGTTATTACTGTGTTGATTGGCTTTTGTTGAGTTAAGTTATCTGTCTCATCTTCTTTACCTGGTGTACCAATTGATTTGGTAGTAATATCAATAGTAGGAGTTGTAAATCCATTTTTCATTTGTTCTTTTACATATTCGTTCCACGCTGGTTGTTTTATAATAAATTGTTTTAACCAACTTACAACGTTACTGTTTAATGGAAGTTTTGCATCAATTGTATCTGCATCTTCTGTATTCTTTGCTTCGCCACTGCCTTGACTAGAACTGATAGGCATTTTTTCTAAGTCAAACGGACTTTTTGCAATACCGGCTTCAACTTCATATTCAGTAGGACTACTAGATGAGTCATTACCTTTAAATCCAATAGACCAAGTTTTTCTAGGAGGTATCTTTTCTTGTCTTTCTTTTTCGTTGGGATTAGTTGGAACAGGATTAACAGCATTTACTTCAACTCTATTCAATCCTGCTTCAAGTTTTTCAACTAGTCCTCCTAGTGTGCTTACTTTCTTTACGTGAACTTCGCCAGCGGCACTTGTATTTTCAATTGCGGCCATAGCTGGAATTGTTAAACATGTAAACATATAACTGGTGCCTTCGGGTCCTGTTTCACTTGTAACTCCATAAGGTACTACAGGAAAATAATGAATACCATCATATCTCACAGAGCGGCCTGTTTCTCTATCTCTACCTGCAAATTCTAATTTTAAAACATATGTTGCTTCTTTCATATTTTTAAATCCAAATACAGGTGCTTGTGATAGAATTGCCTCAAGTAAAGTAAATCCCATTGGTTCTTTTAATTCAAATTGTATTGTACTTGTTTGTGCAGATCCTTTTGTATCATCACCAAATAGTGTACTGTTAAACAAAAAGTTATCTATAGTGTATGTTGCTTCAACTCCAGACTTTGCAATAATTATTGCTTCACCAGGATTGGGCAATTCGTTTTGCAAATAGTTTGAAGGAGCATCAAATACTTTTCTAGAAGTTAAGTAAAATGTCCAATGATATGTTGGTAAGTCTACACTAGTATACCAATTATCTTCAGGA